GTTTTGCAATACAGACTACTCTAAACACCGGAGGGGAAAGTATAAGATCTGCGAACTAATGAGACTTATGAAGCAGGGCGAAACCGCGTCAAAGTATCTCGATAGAGGCGGATTCTCCCTGGTGCGGCTGGACGAAAAGAAGCCGTCCCCAACTCTTCAAAAGGTCTTTCCTGGCTCAAATATTAACGTGGTACATCCTGTGGAAAATAGGCAAATTACCATCGAGGAAGCCAAGAGACTCGCTTCATTTCCTGATGATTTTATCTTTCTTGGCAGTTATAGGGAGCAATGGGCGAGAATAGGAAACAGCGTGCCTCCGAATCTAATGAAAGCAATAGCAGAACACATCAGAAAAGAAATTTTAAGGAAGTGATTTTATGGCTGGCAGACCGAAAAAGAAAATAGACTATGAGCTTGTCGAGAAGCTGGCCTACATTCAGTGTACTCAGGAAGAAATCAGCTCGATTCTCGGCATATCGACAAGGACTCTTCAGAGAGACAAGGAATTTTGTCGTATATATAAAAACGGAATGGAGAATGGAAAGATGTCATTGAGGCGGCTTCAATGGAAGGCGGCTGAGAAAGGAAACAACACGATGCTCATCTGGCTTGGTAAACAATACCTCGGTCAGACAGACAAACAAGAGCTTGCTCATTCCGGTGGTCTCGATATTACCGTGGACGTGGTTGAAGATGGCGATTAAGATCCACACTCGTATATTCAACAAGACTTTCAGGCCGTACCTGGAGAACCGCTCACGCTATGAGATATTTTATGGCGGTGCAGGTTCTGGTAAATCAATGTTTGTTGCACAGAGGCTTGTTCTCCGCGCAATGAAAGAGAAAGGCCACAAGACGCTCGTTGTCAGGAAGGTTGCGAAGACCAATCGTCACTCGACATTTGCACTTATCATGGCTATTCTTAGAAGCTGGAAGGTTCTCGGGCTCTTCAAGGTCAACAAGTCAGACATGGAGATCGGCTGTCTAAACGGCAATCAAATAATCTTCACAGGTCTTGACGATGTGGAAAAACTGAAATCGATTGCAGGTATCACGGATATTTGGGTCGAAGAAGCGAGCGAGATCACGCAGGAAGACTTTCAACAGCTAGATCTCAGGCTCAGAGGCAAGACTCAATGGCCGCTGCAAATCACAATGACATTCAATCCTATCTCTGCTCTGAGCTGGCTCAAGTCCTACTTCTTCGATGTGCCGAAAGAAAACTGTTCGATACACAAGTCAACTTACAAAGATAATGACTTCCTGGACGAACAGTATCGGGGAGTCATCGAGGACCTGAAGAATCAGGACCACACGTACTATCAGATCTACGGGCTGGGCGAGTGGGGCGTACTCGGAAACCTCGTCTTCCACAACTACGTGTTTGAAGACATCCCGTACAAAGAAGAAGACTTCGACGCTGTGTACCAGGGCCTCGACTTCGGGTTCAATCATCCTTCGGCTCTCGTGCGCGTGGGCTTCAAGGACGAAGAACTCTACGTCTTCGACGAGCTGTACGAGAAAGGACTCACAAACGCCGAACTTATTCGGGAAGTTGGCAGGATTATCGACAAGCGCAAGCAAATCACGGCTGACAGCGCCGAACCGGCGAGAATCAAAGAGTTCAGGCAGGCCGGGTACAACGTCGTGCCGTCTGTGAAAGGCACCGGTTCGGTCAAGGACGGGATCGACTGGCTCAAGCGCCACAAGATCCACATCTCGAAGAATTGTCCGAACTTGCTTGCCGAGATGCAGCAATACAGCTATAAAGAAGACAAAGACGGCAATGTTCTGGATGAACCGATAGAGTTCAAAGACGACGCTATCGCAGCTCTCAGATATGCGATCGAACCTGTGAGACTGAGACGCAAAATCACTGCCGGATACTCGGCGTGGAGGTAATGCTATGACACTTGACACGATACGAGAACTCATAGAACTGAACGGCAAAGTAACGTCGCAAATAATCACGGATCTCATAAACGACAACTCCACACGCGCAACCGTCATGGAGAATCTATACAAGCGATATAAGACCGAGACCGACGGAGTGCCTATTTTCGACAGATACTATGATGACACCGCAAAGATTAACAGGCAGCTCAACAACGACTTCTTTTCTGAGATCGTAGACACGAAGACCGGGTACTTGGCCGGTGTGCCAATCGTTTATGAAACCGATCCCGAATCACCGGACTTCGAAGAGTTTCAGCTAAGAAACAGAATAGACGATCTCGATGCCGAGACAGTCAAGATGGCCTCCATCTGTGGAACTGCGGGTCGTCTGCTCTATGTAGACACCGACGGCAAACATAGGGTAATGAATGTCAACCCCTGGGAGTGCGTATGGGTGTGGGATCGTTCCATTGATGAGGTTCAGTTCGCTCTCAGATACTATCTTGTTGAGTACGTCGGGCCGAGCGGTCAGACAGAAAACAAAGTCCGGGTCGAATGGTACGACAAAGACACTGTGACGTTCTTCATCGAGAGTGTCAATGGTTACGTTCTCGATGACACCGAACCTGTGAACCCCATGCCTCATCTCTTCAACTTTGTGCCTTTGATCGAGTACCCAAACAACGAAGAGCGAATCGGTGACGCTGAGAAGGTTCTTGCTCTCATAGATGCATACGACAGAAAAGAGTCAGACCTAGACTCTGAGCTTGAGCAATGGAGACTGGCATATATGAAAGTTCTCGGTGCAGAAATCACAGCCGAGGACGCTGAAGAGGCGAGACATACAGGTGCTTTCAACCTCCCGGAAGGTGCCGACATGGCCTTCATCGAGAAGAACATCAACATCGAAGCCGTGGATTCACACCTCAATCGCCTCGAAGCCAACATTCTGAGATTCTCGAAGTCAGTGAACTTTTCGGATCAGGAGTTTACATCTGACATTTCCGGGGAATCCAGGAAGTACAAGCTGCTCTCACTCGAAAACAAATGTATTGTGGCAGAGAGAAAGTTCTCGGCAAGCAATCAGAGAATGTTCAAGGTTCTCGCCTCGTCTCCGAATTTCAATCTCGACTGGTTGCACGTCACTCAGAAGTTCACTCGAAACCTCCCCATCAGTCTGGAGAAAGACGCTCAGGTCCTCGCCACACTCAAGGGGATCATCCCTGACGAGATACTGTACGGTTTGGCTTCGTTCATCGACGATCCAAAAGCCGTCATCAAGATGATGGATGAGCAGAGAGAGAAGCAGATGAACTACTACCCGACTGTAAATCTCGAAGAGGATGAGGAAGATGGCGCTAACAATTAAGGGCGCTTTTGATGACTTTGAACGTTGGTATGAAGGGTTCACAAACAGACAGTTGAAAGAATTGCAGAAAGCATACAAAGACTCGCTCTACGATGTGAAGAAAGAGCTTGAAAAATACTATAAACAATTCTCGAAGAAAGGCGTACTCACTCTCGCGGATATGCAGAAGTACGACCGTCTGAGAAAGATGCAGAAAGATCTCGATGCAGCGATTCTCGAACTCTCACGCAATCAGGCGAGAGAGATCCAGACTCTGCTCTCTGAAGTCTATTCAGAAGGCTACAACCGCATGGGCTGGATAGCAGAACAGGCGACAGGAATCAACCTCAGATGGTATCAGCTCCCGAAAGACTACATTAAGAAGGCTATTCAGAATCCAGTCTCAGGCCTCACACTCACCGAGATTCTTGAAAAGAACCGTCAGGAGATCCTCTGGCGAATCCGTCAGGAAGTCACGCAAGGTTTGATACGAGGTGAAAGTTACTTCGACACTGCAAAGCGGCTCAAGGAAGCGCTCGAGGGCAACTACGCGAAGGCTCAGAGAATAGTCTGGACCGAGAGCCATAGATGCAAGGAAGAAGCGCAGCTCGATGCGATGACAAAGCTCCAAGAGAAAGGCGTTGAAGCCAAGAGAATGTGGGTAGCTACGCTCGATGACAGGACTCGTGACACTCACCGAGAGCTTGACGGTCAGATGGAGGACAGGGACGGATACTTTCACATACGCGGCTTGAAG